CTTTACACACAGTTCTAACCCATCCTCCTTGGGGAAGTGTAGGCCAATTGGTAGTAGCAGGATTCCCACACTCTTCGCAAGTAACACCTGACATTGATTCTGCCATAGTAACCATGCCACGAATATAGTCATCACCACCAGTGTAGTAAAAACGTAGCGTACCAAACTTTTCTTTTACTTGGTCAAGTGTTACTTGCGATACAACTTCGCCATTACGATTGCTCCAATCAATGTGATTTTGAATATTACCCATGAGTTGATTCAAAATCTGAAACCACCCATCCCCACATTCAAATCCCCAACACATACAAGTTTCCATCATGTTCTTATCACGGTTCACCATCATCTTAGGATAAACCTTACATAGGTATTCGTCTAGTTCTTGGTTCATATATCTTTACCTTTGTATCGACCTTCTGCTTTATAGACTTCGGCCATACTTGCTAATGCTTGATTGATATAGGCATTAAGTGTAATATTCTGTTTATGAGCTTCTTTAGCCGCAGACAGAATAAGATCATCTGGTAGATCTAATTCAATCATAACACCTGTGTCATATTCCTTGCCTGCAACAATAGCAGTGGCCTTTTCTACAAAGTCCTCATCAACTTCTAAATCTATAAAGTTAATATTATCCCAGGCTTCATAAGGATTAACATTCCGATTCTTTGCTTCTTTCTTAAACTTCTCAACTTTGTCTGGATGGATCATGCGGTAAGCACGGTCATTGGTATAATCACACACTTCTACTTGATAGACCTTTTGACTCTTTGTGCTAAACACAATGCTTAAACTGTAGCCACCTTTATCGTGGATGCCGTTCCAACTTGACAATTGATACGCATTGTCGCCGTAGCAATTCCAAGTATAATTACTACCATCAGTGATTTTACAGTCAACCAAGTCCATCCATTCTTTCATTGTAATCATATTTTATTCTAATCCATCTATAATAAACATAATGCCCAGGCTTACAAATAAAATACCTCGGGTACTGTCTCCGGATTCAAAACTCAAATACCCTGCAAGTATATCCAATATGCCAACAGCTATGGCTATTTTGGCTTTGTGTTGTTTTAGAAAATCAATCATTGTAAATTCCTTTGTATCAATTAAAATTTAACATATTAAATGTTCTTATTCGCTATCTGGTATATCCATTGGAACCCATCCTAGATTAAAAAGATCTTTTTGAATTTCTTCAGTTATATGACTTTCTGGTACATAGTTACGTCCATCTTTTTCTAGCTGAGGTTTATATCCGTCTAACCCATATCCGGTATCTTGACTACCAATACCTGAACAGTACCAATCTATGTAGTCACCTTCTTCACGCATGTCGGCAACAATGCCACCAGCATGGCGCCAACTACAACTCCATGTTTCATTTTTGAGTACTGGCCATACATCTTGTTTTTGAAAATTTTGATTACACATAGCGGCATACAAGTTTTGAGCATAGTTATCCGACTGCTTAACTTTATCGCACATTTCTTTTGAGCTACGGAGATCATACTCCATGTTGTTTTTTTGCCAGACAGGATCTTTTAGATCTTCTTCATCTTGCTCACGCCAACTTTCGTACAATTTAACATAGTCAGGATTAGGTTCTTTGCCTTTTTCTTTACAGCGTTTGATATAACCTTCTTTTTGGAAAGTATGACGTTCTGGACTAGATGCTATTTTTTTAGCTATCATATTTTTTCTCCAACTTCGAACCCTCTAAATCTAACGAACCTTGGAAATCGTAAACTGTATGTGCCGTCTTGATTTTGTGTAACTGCGTCGGCAGCTACTTCAACAATATCACCAATAATGATATTACGATTGGCCCAGTAATCAATGCGATTATCATCGGTAAGACCGCTTCCAACATTTACTCTGATATCTCTACCATCATCTACTCCTTCACATATAAACGCCCCAAGTCTACCTTTGTTGCGTCCGGTACCTTCCTCAACTCCGACAATATTAAGATCAACAGTTATAACTGGTTTCCATTTCATCCAAGAACTACTACGTTTACATTCGTAGGGAGCATCTAGATTCTTAATCATAATACCTTCGAGCCCATCACATACTGCATCTTCGGCATACCGACGCAATTGATCATGACCTTCAGCATTATCTAAGTCTACTTCTATGCCCTGTGTTACACGCAAACATTGTTGACTTTCAATCGTTCCTCGAATGGAGTCAAGCATTTCTATTCTCTCACGTTGTGCTTTTTTCCATATGCCTTGTTCAAAATCAGATAGTGGTATAATATCAAAAATATTATAAATCATTTCTTTGGTTTCAACATCACGTTTACGCTGGGCTTGTTTCATCAAGGATTGAAAACTTTCACCAGTAACTTCTCCGTCTAGTACCCACCCGCCATATCTAAACCAGCTAACATAACTTAATTGTTTATGTATTTCAAGTAATGCGTTTTCAATATCAGGAAAATTATCAAAGTTTTTACCATTTCGACTAAACAACTGAACAGTTGATTTTCCAAATACTGCCAATACACGAACACCATCTAATTTGCCTTCAAGTCGTTTCTTTCCTTTCATTTTAGCTGGTTGATCGTTAGAATCTTGAGCAAGTTGACATGTGAATACTGGGATAGCCCATTCAGTTTTACCTAATACCTTATTAAGAGTGCGTTCAGTGATGCCGCATCGTAAGTCTTTAATTAATACACGACGGCAAAGGCTATTCCATTCACTGCTATCAAACAATTGACTAACTTCTATAATAGCATCTCGAGCTGCATGCCCAGTAAGACTACGAGTCCTCAACGCTTCGCATAATGCCCAAAATTTTGGCCATGAATTTGGCCTATTAACAAATCCGTTTGTTTCAGGCACCTTTTTAACTCCGAAAACATGGTAAGGATTGTACGCCTGATAACAGTTAAATAGGAAGCATTGAGCATTAGCAGATCCTAATTTGGCTGCCATTAATGCTTTTTCGATTACTGCTTCTTTATATAATCTGCTATCAGAGCTTTCGAGATCGCGGATCCAATCTGATGCCAAATTAATCCCTTCAAAATTTTCACATGTATAGTCTGTTGCCATATATTTATTAATCCTAAACTGGTATTAACGTATAGTTTCTTGGAGTACAACAGCATTAGGTTTTTGAAGTGCTTCGGCCCTGCGTTGATTATATTCAGTATTATCTGTTGGCAATAACCCACTAACTACTACTGGAGTTACTGCAGTTTGTGTTTGCCCAACAATTTGAGATTTAATTTTTACAGCAGGTGCCACTTCTTTATCTAATTCGCGTTGCAATGCTTCGTCTGAATCATTACTTTGACTTTCGCGTTGTAATCGATCTTTAAGTAAACGATTAGCATCTCCAATTGGATAACGTACTAGAATAAATGTGCGATAGTTACGATTTTCACTCAATATTTTTGAGTCCTCGATACGATAGCCCGTCATTACGGTATTAGCAATAATTTTCTTGATGGTAACAGAAGTTTTATCGGTTACAACAGATCCAGCATTATCTGATTTTTGTTGTTTTACCATAGCATTCATAGCACCATTAATAGTATCTGCTAACTTCATTTGAGAATCTAATAGAGCTTTCTCACGACTCATTGCCAAATCAGAACTATATCCTGTGCCTGCGAAATAAATGAAATCGTCAGTTGCGGCAGGAGGTTTAATATACCAATTTGGCAAATCAATAGTTAAAGGACTCTCAACTTTGCCGGCTGCCGCAATAGTTTGATCTTTAGTTACGGCAGGAGTAGGAGAAATATCTTTTGATTGATTTCCGCTAAATGTCGAACACCCGGCTAAAACTGTAATAACCGCACTAGCAATAATTAGACGTTTCATGATTTCTCCTTTAAATGAGATCTAATTTAATAAAAGTTAATTGTAACATAATAACTACCACTTGTCAACCACTTGCCAATCATTATCTTGTATACGGCAAGCAACACCTTGCCGTTGAATCAAATCACCAATTCTACCCTCAGTTTCAATAAACCAGCGGCAGGTGGCACTTCGATATTTGAATTGATTTGGAAAATTTGGGTGTGGGCTCAGCTCACTTTCCAATATATGATCCCCAATCTCTACTTTATGAATTTTTGGGATTGGCTGATCTGTACATATCATATCTTGCTCAACATTTATATTGTTGCCGCCAAGTTTATTGAGTATTTGACTACGTCCGTAGCTTATTGCCCCCGCGCATAATTGATCTAAACTATCAGTATTGATACCTATATTTTCGCCTTCAATGGTTAACCAAGTGTCATTAACTTGAGCTCGAAAATTTACAATACATTTATTTTGATTTTTGGGCATAGGTACTACGGTTCGCTGTATATTTGTTATACTAGTAATTTTTATTGTATTTTGATTTGTTATTGCCGTGCGATTATAACATTCAGCATGGGCTAATCCAATAGAAGTTAAAAGTAAGATTAAATGTAATTTTCTGAACATGTTGACCTCAATGACCAAATAATATTTTTTGCTTTACCGATATATTTCCTATCCTCGTCTGTTTGTGGTTGTCCTCGATGATAATCTTGATATTGATTAAGTTGAGTAATCAAATATTCAATTTGATTTTTGGCAGTGCTACAATTGGCAGTAATATTTCTTATATCATCGTACGGTATATTATTTTGTTGACTAGCACAACCTGATAATATAATTAAAAAAATATAAATTATTTTTTTCATCTGCGTCTCAAATATGTTGTGCCATAACTAAAATTTATTGTTCGATGATTAGGGTATCCTAACTGCGAAGTTACCATTGGGTATCGATATCTTGTATTAGTATAAGTTGGAATTTGTCTGGCATAGTAAGTTTCAGTCGACTGCGTGTAAACTGGCTGACTATATGTTACTGTCGGTGGTGTATAAACTGGCTGACTATATGTTACTGTCGGTGGTGTATAAACTGGCTGACTATATGTTACTGTCGGTAGTGTATAAACTGGCTGACTATATGTTACTGTCGGTGGTGTATAAGCAGGCGTAGCCAATCCGGGCTCTGGCATATTCTCAGCCATGGCTATAGAATTAGTACAAAATATAATTAAACATAGATTTTTAATCATTTTATCACCATGAACTATTATAAAATACTCTCAGTCCTAAAAATAATTCGGCTTTAGCTTCTTTAATAAATGTTAAATCTCGTTGTTTATAAAACATATCAGAATCTTCCCCAAAAAAGAAACCTGAAGTTTTAGGTAAATTATTTTCAATAACATCTTTTTCTAAACGGTCAAGATCTTCCCAAGTGAGTTCTAACTCAATACCATTAAACATACTGGCTTTGCCACCATGTTCTTTCCAAAGATTTTCCATCCAACCGTGTAAGTTAGGGTGTTTGCGCCAATAAGCAAGCTCGCGCGGTTCAACGGCATCATTATTGCCTTTTTCATATTTTTCTTCGTAGTACTCATTTCGAGCACCAGGCTTAGCAGATACGTATGCGTACATGTCAAGACCCATTTGTTAATCCTTTTGTTTGATATCTATATTCTCTTCGCAACCAATACTTATACTTTTCAAAATATTCTTTCATAGTATAAGATAATTCATTAAAATCTTCATGTTCTTTGACATTAGCATACCACAAATTTTGACACCATATACGAAAATTACTTTCTTTCATTTTAAACTGCGAATATGATTAATGATTAAATTGGCTTCGGGATATCCTTGTTCTTCCTTAGATCTAACTACAGATTCTACTAAATTTTCTTGTAGATCATGTAGCTCATTAGTAAATGCCCTAATATTTTTATAACTAATGGTCATTTGCTTAAACGGGACGGTGACTGGAACTGTTCCGTACTTGTTAATAATTTTTTTCCAATCCATTTTGTCTTCCATTTTAGTTCCTTTATGTTAACTTACCTTAATTGTAAAATAATTAAAATAAAAAGTCAATCACAAAAAAGCCCTAAATATAGGGCTTTTAAGCGTTGTTTCTACACAACATTATAGATTTCTCTATATTTTTTTATAGCTTTCATCCTTGCTAGAGCTAGCCTAACTGTTACATAATCAGAAAGTTCTTCTTCCTTTTCGTGTACAACCTGGCCAAACTCAGTAGCACGCCGATTTCGTCCTAAAACAAGATCGTCGTCTACAACAATGTTACAAGGATTACTTGGCCGTTGATGCTTTAGCTTCGACTTTAGTACTATCTTTCTTTTCGCTTTTGACAGGCTTAGTCTCGTTCTTAGCAGGAGCGGCAGGCGCTGTAACTGCGGCCGTAGGAGTTGCTGGCTTGGCTTCTTCTTTCTTAGCAGTTTCTGCGGCCATTGCTGACATTGCGATTGTTGCGGCTACGATTGCGATAAGTTGTTTCATGATATTTCCTTTTTGGTTAATATACAGAATTATCTCTGTATATGCATATAACGCGACAGCCTATCAATAAGTTTACACGTTTTGGTTAAGTTGTGGTTGGTTGTGGATAAGGATACTGAGCGGGAGATAATATTGCTTTTGGTAATGGAGGAGACGGATCTACAGGAATTTGATTACTGGTACCGATCGGAGTCGCTTTCAAATTAGATTGACCTTGCCGTAAAGTACCTATAATTGCCTGCCCACTTAATGTTGTTGTATCTGCCACAGCTTGTAAATATTGATTTGGTCCGCCTACATAAGTACTTGATCCATACGAAGGTAAACTGAATACGAAACTGTAAATAGATGTTGTGCTGTTACCAATTAATTCATTAAATTTCAAATTCGCCTGAGTTTGAACTTTTACCTCTGTATTCAATTGTGACAACATGGCTCCCCAATTATTATTCAATAGTTCAACATTTGATGAATTAGTTGTCATAATGTTAGATATTTCGTTTTCTGCAGCTGTTATAAGCCCTATATTACTAGTGGCGTTACTGATATTTCCGACATTACCTAAAAATGCTACATCAGCATTGGCATAGTTACCTTGTGCTGGGCCAGTTGGGATAATAATTGGCCCAGCAATTGGATCACCGTAAACACCATTGACTGTATTTGCCATATTATTGTAAATTCCAGTTAGGTTTGAAAGATTGATCTTATTGAAAGTTGATACTGTATTAATCATGGCGTTAGCCGATACTGTGCCAGCGGCAGTTCCTAGAAGATCTGATATTTGTATAGTACCATATTGTCCAGTGCCAGTTGCCAATGCCTGTAAAATAATATTGGCGGTAGACGAACTTACTGGCGATGTTTGAGCATTAATTAACGGTAAACCAGCAGTAGTTTGAACATTGGCTACAATAGCCGCCAATTTTGGCAATGTTAACGATGCAATTCCGGTGATCCAAGCCATAGAAGTGCCTAGAGCCTTATTTGCCAAAGCTTGATCTGGCGGTATTATTTGAGAAAGTTGATCATAGGCAATCATGATATTGTGTACAATGAAATATTTGGTAAAGTTTGTGCCAGTATTGAGTTGACAGTTCCCGATGAATCAATATAGATATTTTGAGTAACTAAATTAACGTCAACTACGGATAGTGTTTGAAAACTATTTGGGAATAATTTATAAGGATTCAATAAATCCGCCATAGTAGTAATATTAACCGGCAATGTCCCAGGAGCTCGATCAGGTCTATCAGGAGGAGCGTCAGGAGCAGGTGTTGCTCCTTCTGGTAACACTAGCAAGGTGTAATTTCCCGTTTGTCCGGTAGCATCAAATGAATATGACCAATTATATGTACCCGGGTTTCCTTCACTGAATGTATATGTAAACGATCCAGTTATATCAAATGTAAACTCGCCGGAAGGATACGTTGGTGGATCACCAGGGGATGCTTTCCAAGAAAATGTGGTATTTGGAACTCCTCCGGTAATATATACTGATACATTTTTATTCACATAAGCGCTAACTGGCCCAACTACTGATCCTGTGTAATAATTATTTTTTATACCAAATATTTGTAATACTTCTAAAAGTGTATTTCCTGTAATTTGTGTCATTGCTAGATACATTGCTTTTTGATCAGAGATACTAGCTGTTACATTTGGATCAGATAAATTAATTATGGTATCGGTACTCACTCCTGCGTCAGCAAATGCTGTAGTTATTTGCGGAAGCAATCCACCGAGACTAGCTAATTGCTTTACAAGAGCTATAGGAGAACCAAGTTCTCCGAGATTTCTTAAACTAATAAGAGAACCTAAATTATTTAAATCTATAGCCCATTGAGCAGTACATATATTTACGGCAGTGATATCACCCGTGAGCATGTTATCAATGTTAGTAAATGTATTACAAAGGTAATGATCACTATTGACAGTAGTATTAATAAATTGGTTTGTGCTGTCGGCATACCCTAAAGCAATACTGAAGGCTTGGATAAATTTAGTTAAATCACCATTCCCCATATAGGTATTGGCTGTATTTGTAAGTAAAGTTGACATTAACTCAGTAGGCCAAGTTGTAGTCGTTGATGTGTAAGATCCAGAAGGAGTCGGAGAACTTAGTGGCAAAACTTCAATAGTATAAGTACCAGCTTGCCCAGTGGCAACAAATTCATAAATCCAACTATAAGTTCCAACTACAGATCTATTAATAGTATAAGAATAACTTCCGGTATTATCAAACGTAAACCCGCCAGTATCATTTTCAGGTGCGTTAGGAGGAGATGACGACGAAGCCCAAATAAAATTTGTATAAGGTAATCCGTTAGAAATCGTAACGGTTATTGAATCATTTACGTAAACTTGGGTTGGCCCTGATACCACACCTTGTACAGGTATACTATCACCCAATGCCGGACAAGAGTTTGAGGCAAACGTTACAAGGTCTATAATAGTATTAGCTGATAAAATATTTCCGGTACTACCAACACTAACTGCATTAGCAAGTGGTTCTATTAGAGCTGTTGACAAATATGATGAAACTGAAGATTCAAAAACAGAATTAGCGGCCAATCCTTGATTTTGTAATAATCCACTGGTGGTAGTAAGTTGAAAGGGAGTCAGTATACTTCTTGATGTTGTCACAACATTATCCTATATTAACATTGGGACTGCCGCCCTGTCTAGTATGCCCGCAAGAATCAGTATCACCTTCTATTACGATTGGTTGTCCTCCTGCTGTAACTGATGATTGAGAATTTTGTATTGTGGCATGTACGTGTTTTCCTTTAAAATTATTATGCAGAGTTACAGAGGCGCCTGCGACAGCAACTGGAATTCCATTTATTAAAACAGAATTTACTCCTTGCGTAATTATTCCGGCCGGAGCACTATTTTGATCTCCAACACGCTGAACCGCTGGCATAAAATTACCCTAATAATATTTTACTATTTCTAACTGGTTTAATACCAGTAGTAGCTTCAAAATAGTGATCGCTTACTTCTTCTCTAGTTTCACATATCATGGCTACCGCTGTTTTATTTATAATCATATTTTCTCCAGGGTCTCCCGTGAAAATAGTAAAAATTAATTGAATGCCCTTTTCAGTAGGTACAGCTGATAAAGGATTACTTACTGTATAAAATTCTGCATCTTCTTTAATTATTTTGGTAACAATTTCGTCAGCGTTTGTAAGTTTTAATGTATAAACTTTGTTTAATTCTACTTTCATTTTATCCTTGTAAATGTTTCTTTAATTCCGTAAACCCGCCAATTAGTTCTCCGTCTAACAAAATTTGTGGAACAGTCCTGGCGTTTGGAACTGCTTCTAATAATTCTTCTTTAGACCACCCATCACCTATCTTGCGTTCTTCAAACGGAATTGCTTTTTGATTCAATAAGGCTTTTGCCTGATCACAGTACGGGCAATGATACTTACTCCAAATAATTGCTTTCATTTTATTTTTCCTTTATTATTTTTATTTACATGTCAGGCAAATCATCATAATTTAATGAATCACTCATTACGCCTATCACATAGTTTGTTGACTCTGTTTCTTGTAATGCAGATTGCTTGTTGCTGACATTTACATGTTTGTTAAACCATGGTATAGGTGTAGTTTTGGGAGCCGGAGTTTGATATTTTATACCAATATCTTTAAGAGCTCCTGCTGCAGTATAATCTACGAACTCTTTAAGAATATTAGCATTTAGTCCTATCACTGGGCCTTTACTAAACAAATAATCTGCCCATTGTTTTTCTTCACGAATAACATCCATGTACAATTCATAGACTTCTTGCTCACATTCATTTTTGATAGCGGCAAATCGTGGATCTTCTTTAACTACTTGCGAAATAATCCAAGCTGTCCATTCTTTATGTAGTATTTCATCTTGTAAGATCAAACTGATAATATTGCCGTTGCCAATAAAAATACGATTCTCTACCATGGCAAGACTTGTAGCGAATGATACCATAAAACGGAAGGCTTCTAATGCGTAGCTGGCATTTAGTGCTAACCAGATTGCTTTGATGTGTTTGGTTTCGTCAACTGAACCATCCATCTCTTTTATACAATTGATTCTATGTAATTGATCGTAGTAGTCTCCAACACTTGATGCCATGTTTACAATTTCTTCTGTATCATGAATGGTATTAAACACATCCTTAGGCACATTGTAGATGTTACGAATGATATGACTATAACTACGACTATGAATGTTTGTTTCAAAAAATGTCCAAGCATACATTATTGCCTCTAATTCTGGTATAGAACAAACTGGCGTAAAAATTTGACTAGGTCCACGTCCTTGTAAACTATCTAAGGCTGTTTGTCGTAATAAATTACTAGTGAATATATGTCGAACTGTGTCTGAAGCTTCTTTAAAATCATTGGCATCTTTAGTTAACGATATTTCTTCAGGTACCCAAAAGAATCCACGGGCTTCTTGCTCAAATTTAGTAAGTTTATTATATTTGACTTCTTCAAATCTTTGTATTGTAACTGGACCTGCTGGGTCCAAAAACATTTTGCGTTGAAGATACTCTGTTTTTGTCTTTAAATTATATTGTTCTTTGCTCATTAATATTTTCCTGACGCAAGTACTATCTTGCAAATATGTTCTAATCTTTCAATGTGCTCGTAGGCACGCCATGGGCTAGTATCAATAGCAACAACTCCATGTCCTTTAATACCTATAATATCATAGGCAATATTGCCATCTTTATCTAATTCAAGTTTTTCAAAACACTGATCAGCTAGCTCTTGACTAATAGGTGGAACTTCTGGTACGTTAGGTGCTACCTTAGTATAACGACTAAGTTCTGGAAAATCATTAACTATAGTGCTTAGGTCAATACCGGCATGCATGGCCGCTACACAATAAGTAGGATGTACGTGTACAACAACACGAACTTCACCTTTGTGTTTGCCCATTTCTTTTTGTAGTCCAAAGTGTAAAGGAATCTCACCACTAGGTGTAAGGTTGGCACTGATGTCCGTATATTCCATTTCCTGCCAGTTGTAGTTGTTTTCGCCAAAGCCGTTATCCCATTTACCAATCTGTATCTTTTTAAATTGATCTGGTTGTAGTGTTTGTTTACGCACACCACTAGGTGTAATGTAAAAATGACTACGGTCGTGATGCCGTATACTTACATTACCATCACGACTGGTAATCCAATTACGCTTGTATGCGTCTACTAGTATATCGCAAATAGTTTCTAACATTATAGTTTACAAGCCTCACAGGAATCTTGATCATCAAAATTTATTTCTTCTAATGGTAGTATTTCTTCATTTGTACCTTTACTACCTTGCTTATTAATCAAACTATAATAAAAAGTTTTAAGACCAAACTTATGAGCTATCATTAAATTTTTAGCAATTAGAGTAGTGGGAACTTTTCGATCAGCAAAATGAGCAGGATTATAAAAAGTATTTGTACTTATACTTTGATCAACGTAGGCAGCAAGAACTGCGGCCGTTTTGATATAGCCATCGCAATCTTTTTGATCCCACATAAGCTGATACTTATTTTTTAATTTATTGTATTCAGGAGCTACTTGTATTAAGCTACCTGCTTTAGACTCTTTAACTGTGATTAAACTCATAGGCATTTCGATACCATTAGTAGAATTGATAACAACACTACTGGATTCAACTGGAGCGATTGCCATTTGTGTGGCATTTCGTACCCCGTATGCTCGCATATTACCACGTAATGTGTTCCAATCTAATTCCGGAGTAAAATCTGTTAATTCATTTACGCCTTTAGCACGTAACTCCCACGGAAATACCCCTTGCCCATATCTTGTATTATCGCTATGTTCACATCTTCCACGTTCTTTGGCTAATTCTACACTCGCTTCTGTAAGATAATAGGCTTGGTGTTCCATCCAAGATTTGACTTCTGCCAAAGCATCCTTTTCCCCATATCGAAACCCTCTTTTGGCGTGCCAGTAGGCAAGGTTGGTAATTCCAATTCCTAAAGGTCTGATCTCGTCGTTTGAACGTTGAGATTGAACGGAAAGAAAATCTTGATAATCAAGTATGTTATTGAGGCTACGATGCAGTATACGACAAGCGCGGCGCATATCTTCAGGATTACGGAACGCTCCCCAGTTGATACTGCCCAATGTACATAAAGCAATACGACCATCAGCATCGTCCAATCGCTTAAATGGTTTCGTAGGAAGAAGAATTTCACAGCAAAGATTACTCTGATAAATGGTATGATATTCAGGATCAAACGGTCCTTGATTTTGTACATTGTCAATGAACACTAAGTAGATGCGCCCTGTATCAGTACGCTCTTTTAGTATGCCGCCTTTGAAAACATCTTCAGCATTCATAGTTTTCTTACGTAGGTCTTTACGCTTTTCATATCTTACATACAGCTCCTCAAATAGAGTTGTGTTCTTGTAAAATGCTTCGTATAAATCAGGCACCTCATTTGGATCAAAAAATGTTATATTTTCTTTGTTTTTAAATCTTTTCCAGAAAAAGTTAGATAAAACTACACCATAGTCCATGAAACGTACCCTTGTTTCTTCTGTACCTTGATTATTTTTTAATACAATAAGATCGTCAAATTGATAATGCCATATAGGATAAAAAATAGTAGCACTGGCATTACGAATACCGCCTTGACTACAGCTTCTTAAATCTCCAAACCACTTTTTTAAAAATGGTATCATACCAGTATGCATAACCTCCCCGCCTCGAATCGGACTTCCTAACGGGCGTAGTCTGCCAATTTCTAAACCTATGCCTGCTCTTTTAGCGGCATATTTGGCCATCATTTCACCAGAGGCAAATATTGAATCTAAATCGTCATCTGTTTTAATAAGTACACAACTGCTAAACTGCTTAGTAGGAGTGCCAAGCCCAGCAAGAACAGGAGTCGCAAGAGTGAATAGTCCGTCACTGGCTGCCTGATAATATTCTTTGATGTAGCGCATTCTCGCTGAATTTGGTTCTTCACTGTGGAAGACGGTGGCAGCAGCCACCATATATCGTATTTGTGGGGTTTCATAAATTTCCTTTGTTGCTCGGTTTCTAACCAAGTATTTTTCTATTAATTGCTCTATGGCAGCATAACTGTAAGATTCATCTTTTTCATGATCTATCATGTCGTTCATTTTTTTCCAGTCATCTTCTGTGTACCATTCTAAAAGCTCCGGAGTATATAAGCCAGTGGCAACATTTTTTTTAATAATTTCATATAGTGACGGTGGAGTGTAACTGCCGTATACATCTTTGCGTAACATCGATAATCGTTGTTTTCCTGCTACATATTGATAATTTGTATGTCCTATGTCAGGGTTAGATTCAACATCTATTAAATCAACTATTGCTCTAAGAGTAATACCATCAATCTCTGTTGTCGTAATTCCATCATAAAAATGTAACTGTGCTTTAATTTCTATCATTGATTGACTTACATCAGCAATGCCCTGACAAATTTTTGCGACTTGTGTTTGCCATTTTTCAATGGTTAGTGGTTCACGTTTACCACTACGTTTAACTACGGTAATGTTCATTTAACTCTCTTTATAACTTTAATATTGTTGATTCACTTGTATATGAGTAAATCTTTTTTTAATTTTTCTGGCTAGTGGAGTATTTACTATAACCTCAGAATTCCAATTAAGTATATATTTTTCTTGATTAACTAAGACTAAATTATACCCATCTTCTGTCAAAACCAGTTCAGCAGACGTCAAATCTTTATGATTTGTTAAACTTATAGTATACAATATTCCTAATCCTCGAGCAAGCTCGCAATATATATTATCTTCTAAAAGTTGCCAAGGATCAGGCCAGGTTGATTGGTCGTCCCAATGCAAATAATAACTTTGCCAGGGAGATTCGGCCCACCAATTGTTTATACTTTGAAGAGATTTTTCAAAATTTAATTGTTGACACTGAATACGTAATTGCGCCCAGGACTCTAACCTGCTATTAAAGTCTTTTCGCCACATCAATTAAAATACGTAATGGAATAATACATTAAGGCATTATGGCCAGTAGTAGGAGTACTACTATAAATTATTTCAACTGTTGAACCAGATTGTGCTACTGTTAAGGTAATGCCTAAATTAGTATTTTCAGTATAATCATCCATCGAGTTAACGGTATTTGATTGCCCTGACGCCACCCAAAATGTACCAGTTCTGTTACCAGTATTTCTTATCATTGAATAGTCAATTTTAAAACTAGTTGATGTTCCACTAGTGTTAAAACTAATTAAAACACCGTTAGGTACATTATCAATCAATGTTGTCACTAGACCAGAATTTATAGTTTTTGTTCCTAATGCCAACTGACTACCATTTGTACTAGCAATACTTTGGGTGTTGTTTAAGTTAATTCTAGGATAACTAGTCGAAAAATTATCAGCACGTTGAAACATATCCCCGATGCTAACATTGTTGTTTCCATCAAAAACAATAATCGAAGCTGTTGGGTTTGATGCTCCTAGAAAAGAATTGGCTACATTGTAAAAAATATTGTAACCGCTAACATTTAATCCAACTAAACCGTATATGATACCTTCGGCATATATATTATCAAAAACATTGGTGGTAATTCGTGTTCCTGTCGGTCCACCATTTACTGTAGAATGTTGTCCTAATACAACCCCTTGGTAAAGTATATTAAATTTTGAGTTTGTTATTGTAACCCCTTGTGTTTGTTGAATAGTATTAATCCCCCAAACAGTACCAGTGAATCTACAAGCATCAAATAAAATATTAGAAGTAATCAAACTAGTAGTACTGCCAAAATTAACGCCTGCTGTAGCAAGAGTAGCTACTGTTAATGTTGAAGTTGTACCTTCACCAGCAAATGTTACTCCTCTGAATTCGCAATCAGTGGCAGACTGAACTAAGAATATGCTTTTAGTAGTATCTAAACTTTGAAAAGCCATATTTATTATGGTAATATCTGTCGGCGGTGTTGCTCCGTTGCTTCCGATATTCACAGTAGTTTGTTGTAAACTATCAGCAGTTTGAGCTACATATGATCCTGAACTTCCACTAGATACTAATTGAATAATTGAATTATCAGGCCCTTCGCCGTATAATGTGGCATAAGATGGAATGTTTATAGTTCCACTTACAATATAAACCCCGGCGGGAAAAAATAATGATCTTCTTATTTGTGGATTTGCTTGTCTACAATATAATTGAAATAATGCTCGATTAATTGCGGCAGTATCATCGGTTAACCCATCGCCCATTGCCCCAAAATCTTTTACTGATGCCCACTGATCTAACCAGAGTTGAAGGCTTTGCGATACCGGGGTGCCTAAAGTAGGCCCTGTTTGAACCGTATAACCGGCAGCCGTACCTTTGTATGTATAGCTGGCAGATAAATTTAAAATATCTGAAAATTCTGTGAGAATTTCGGTATTGCCTACTACCGGAGCACCTTCGGCTAAAGTACCATTACCTATCCAAAGTTGGCGTGTGTCTGTGCTCCATCCTAATTCAGCCCCGGCCAATTGGGGCAAATCGATGGCTAACCCCATGCGATTAGTTATTTGACTAATTTGAACTATTGCCACTGTATTATTCCTTATTAATTACTATTTAGCTTGCCAAGTAATACAGTTCTAATCGTTTCCACCATTCATTAGACCAATAATCAAAATCTTTATTTTCTAAAATAAACTCTTGGTAAACTGGTGCCTCTAGTAAATTGCCCATCTCATCCGTTGCAGGCTTAACGCACATTAATACCACGCCTTTGCGTATATTAGTGCCATAAACTTCATTATGAGCTAATGCATAAGCGGCAAGTTGAAGAAAATAATCATCAATCCATTCACGTTTTTTAGGTTTATTTGTTTGTTTATAATCAAGTATTGCTTCTTCACCTAGGTGTATCCCAACTCCATCGGTCGTACCAGCATATAGTTTAGGAAAATATAAAGGTATTTCCACTCCCCAAATTTCATTCACTTTGGATAATCCTGTTTTAATAACAGTTTCTGCCATTGCGTGACTTGCCCACCCAAATGGATTAGATCCTCTATCTTTCATTTCGCCAGTTTTAACGTAATGCTCTAAGTACGTGTGCATGCGAGTGCCGCGATTGGCAGCTTCTGTCGTAATTTTTTGAGCGTTTTCTATTCCGACTCTTTTGCGCCATTCGTTAAGTGCTTGTTTTTTATCTTCGGGTTGGGTGGCCGAAAGTACTGTAGTTACTGATGGGACTTTTTTACCGTCTGGTGTTAAATAAACACGTTTGCCTTCGTCAGTAGTTCTAGATAATAATTGATAATTAAATTTTTGATTATACATTATGTTAATTATAACATAAATTTATTTCTTAATCAACTAAATTAAACTCTAAATGATTTACCGCATCCGCATTTATCACGTTCATTTGGATTTTTGAATTCAAACCCTTCGTTGAGACCGTTTTTTATATAATCTATAGTCATACCTTTGAGATAAGGCTCATTTTTTAAATCTATTCTGACGATAAAGTCTTGCCAGACATCATCAATCATACCACTAATTTTGTTATTCTCGTCAATGTATTCTAAGGTATATGCTAACCCGCTACACCCTGTAGTTTTTACGCCCACATGAATACCAACACCTTTACCGCGTTTGTTTAGGTTTTCTTTGATTTTAGTTTGAGCTTTTTCTGTTACGGTAATCATTTACGGCCGCTTTGATTGCGTCTTCCGCAAGTATTGAACAGTGGATCTTAACTGGCGGAAGTGCAAGCTCTTGAGCAATCTCGCTATTCTTAATCTGTGCCGCGGCGTCAAGTGTTTTACCTTTAACCCATTCTGTGACCAGCGAGCTTGAAGCAATCGCACTACCGCAACCATATGTCTTGAATCTTGCATCTGTGATGATACCATTTTCTACCTTTATTTGAAGTCGCATTACATCTCCACAAGCTGGCGCACCGACCATACCGGTACCCACTGTAGGATCTTTTGATAAAAATGATCCTACATTACGTGGATTCTCATAGTGATCAATCAACTGCGGTGAATAAGCCATTAGTTTGGGACCAGCGCCATTTTCTGTGTATTAGTCGCAGGATCAGTAATTTGTTGCCAGTGATAACCTGCTGGTGGTTGTTGAACAACACTAGGTGTAACAACAACTGGAGGTTGTGTATAAACGACAGAAGGCTGTTCAACTACCACTGTGTTTGGACGACTCAATTCGTACCCGATTACTCCGCCAATTACAGCCGGAGCTACCCAGCATCCGCCGCATCCATAATATCCGCCGTGCCACCCACCCATTCTGTATGGGCCATGTGCTTGAGCGTTTGATACTCCGATTAATGACATTGCTAGTAAACTTGCTAATAAAAACTTTTTCATATTAGTTCTCCTTTTGATGAAGTTATAACTATATAACGTTTTAACTTACTATTTAGTTTACTTGAATTTGAATTATTGGGCAACCGTTAGTTAATCAAATTGATAATTATTTTTTCATTCCGCGTTTCATTGCGGCTTTAGCATTTTGATTTACTATTTGTTCCGCTTGATTAACATTCATTAAGGTATTTGAAGTATCAGTATTTCCTTTAAACTTTATTATATTGGAATTTGGTTCGTAAGGTTCTAATACATTAGATAATGGTGGCTGAGAAATTAAATCACCTATTGTGTCAGCTGTAATATTAACCCCGAGACTTTGTGCGAGTTTAATAAACACGTTAGTAGATATTTGTTTTTTTGAATTGGTATCATCGGCACGACCAGATAAAAATTTTGCTAGTGCCGTGAGTTTGCCAGTATTGATACTAGTATTTTCGACTTCAAAAATTAACATTTTTAACGTTTAGCTCGACCAAAATCAGTACCTGTTGCCTCAGGATTAGCAGGTTCTTCGTCAGGCTCATTGTCTAAATCCATGTTCATATCAGGCTCATTGCCTAAATCCATGTTCATATCAGGCTCATTGCCTAATTCATCTTGCCCAGGTATAATTGGGGTAGCCTGCCCAGTGACCACTCCTAAGGCTTGATCTAATTGTTGTTTAGTAGATTGTAAGTTTTGTACTAGCCCACTAAGTGCTGCAGTAGCATCTGCATTAAATTGTGTTGCTTGTTCTATGCCGACTTGATTTTTAATTTGATCAACTAACGCCGGCAAATCTTTAAATTGCATACTTGTAACTTGCTCTAACATTTTTTGTACTTCATCAACCATGTCTTGAGAAGCCAAAACTACTTGAGCCTGTTGTACTTCACTTTCTCGTAATATGTGATAGAGTTGATGTCTAAGTTGTTTACTTTCAGTTTTAAGGGCGGCATTGGCTACTAATTGCTGATCTTGCGGATTTAATGTTTGTCCTTGTGTAGCTTTTTGCATTGCCATTTTTAACTTAGGATCACTAATGCTATTAACT